GGGCCGCGCCGATCTGATTGGAGTACTTCTCGATCTGCTTGGCGGTCTGCCGGGACTTCCGGTCAGCCTTGTCCATACCCTCGACGAAACCGCCAACCTTGGCGATCAGGTCCAGCGTCAATGTGCCAAGCGAGCGTGATGCCATGCTTTTCTCCGGGCATTAAAAAACCCCGCCTTAGCGGGGTTGTTTTTAAAGGTTCGAGGGGTTTATCCCGATCTTCGATAGCGAATCAATAAATGATTGATCTATTGAGGCTTCCCCGATCGTTGATGATGGTTGACCTATCATAGTGGCTCGGTATATCACCTTTTTGCCACCAGCCATTTGTTTGATAATTTCCGCCGCTTTTTCTCCACCAGCCAAGGTGAATGGGCTGGTCGCCCGGCTTACGTTCTCCATCATTTGAGCTTGAGTTTTACTCACTTCATCTGACTGAGGATATCCGGATGTGCCTGCCCAATAATTGCTATCAGGGATCGCATAGTCTGGCGTTTCTGAAGGTGATATGTTCCAGGTGTTATGATCGTCCACTCTTATCTGGACAGCGCCAACTGGAACAGGGAACCGACCGCCAGACATAACGCCGACAGAAAGTTTGTCTTCATCTTTACGCACAACCAGATACAGCTTCATGTGGCGCGTGACGACGCTATCTCCAGAAGCGTAATGGCCAGTGGTTACGAGCAGTGGCGCCGAGTCATTGAATGGGTCGGTCTTTTCGACAGCCTTCCATTGCTGGTTATTCGTTGCGCACCCAACAGTCAAAATGGCAATGGCAAGCAAGAGCAAAATCCGCATAGAAAAATCCCCCAATGTTATTTATTGGAGAATTTATCAACACTAGTGCCAGGTATCCATGGCCTTCTCAAGGGAGATCGGAGGCTCTTCATGGTGCGGGGCAAAGTCGTAAAAGCTGAACGGCTGGGTATCCTTCTTACGATTGACGTTCGAAAGGATGGTGGCCACCAGGGCACCGGCACGTTCTATGTGCTGGTTCGCGTTCAGGCTGCCGCGCTTCTTGCGGTAGGCGGCCCAGGCCAGGAACTCAACGTAGGACAGGCGCTCCTTCGCTTCTTCGACAGTCCGGCCCCCGATGCCATTCATCACGAGCTCGTGCCAGAGCTCGTCCTCGTCGCTCAGCTCCTGGGCTTTCCCAGGTCGTTCACCTCAGAGATGGCCTTCAGCAGGGCCATGGTCAGGTTACCGTTCAGCGGGCCCCGCTCAGGATCCGCGTCACCAGTGATGTCCGCCGGGGTGAACACCGGCTTGCCATGCTCATCGCAGATACAGGCGGCGATCCGGCTGGCCGTGAGGTCCCCCTTGTTTTTGTGGGCCTCGATCTCCGACATGGCGGACTGATACGACAGCCGGCGCACGTAGGTGGTGACGGTCACTTCCTTGCCGTCCTGCTTCCAGTTGATTTCCTTCTCTACCGGCGCGCCGGTGAAGGCGCGCATTTCGCTGAGGGATTCAATGCTCAGGTTCATTAAGTGGTTTCCTTTTTAATCCACTGCAAAGGTCCGGAACGCTTGATGGAAGCCTGTGTCGCGACCACAGCGTTCTGCTGGAAGTCGAAGGGAAAGTCCGCCACATAGCCCCCGAACAGCAACCAGGTACGGTTGTTAGGCAGATCGAAGTCACCGGAACTATCCAGGGTAGGGTAGCCAGAAGGGTCAGGGTTACCGTCGGCATCCTTCGGGCCGTCTGCCCAACCGATCGCCCACTTTAGGACTGGGCTGGGGTTAGCGTTCGCGGACTGCTGAAGCATGATGTGGCTTTCGTTCTGCGGATCGGCGTTGAGTCCAAGGGTGGCGTTGCCGGGAGTGCGCAGACCCGCCTTGTATTGACGGTCGCCGTCCTCGAGGCAGGTGTCGTCGATCTCGTCCGCCGGGTTGCCGCCAGGGTTGAAACTGGTGGCGCATTCGACCCGGACCACGCCGACAGATTCTGCATCGGGGTTGATGAAGAACACCTGGGTGCCCTGAGTGAGTACAGACATGGTTCTATCCTCTTGATGGGAACGTGCCGCCTCCCGGCGGGATTGCAAAAGGGCGCCCTATAGAGCGTCGTCTCGACGAGTCCAGGGCATAAAAAAGCCCGGGCAGTGCCGGGCGTTGTTGGTTAACGGGGTGTCCACCAGTCCAGGTCGAAGCTGTACCGGTAGTGGTTTGTCTCGTCGTCCCGGCCGTCGCCGCGCCAGCCGGTGATATGGGCATGGCCTTCCAGCGCATCCCGGAGTGCCTGGGCAGTGCCCCGTGCATCGGCGGCAGTGTCGGCGTACACGTCGACCTGCAGCATGAACAGGTCCATGTCCGGGCGCTGGCCGAGATAGTTCTCCGGGCCACCGGATACTGTCTGCCAAACGGCGTAGGGCAGGGCGACACCCTGGGGAGCCTCACCGAATGGGAAGAGCCGGACCGGGTTGGTGCCCAGCTGGTCGGTGACCGCTGTCTTGGCCGCGCATACCTGGAAGATGGGCGGGAACATCAGTTGCCTGTCGCTCTCAGCTGATTGATTCGGTCAACGATCTGCTCATGCTCAGATTCATCCTCCGGGAAGATACCGGCGATGTGCACATGGCCCGCGATCTGCTCTAGATTCTCAATGTCCCTGACCATCACTGTGATGTGGGCAGTTATCATGCTATCCGGATCGATGTCGATAATGCAGCGCTGGACACCGCTGATCTCGTCTCCAGATTCTGTGAAGATCTTGGTGCCGCGACCCGGACCGGGTTCTTCGTGGTTTGGTAGAACGATTTTCACGCTCAAGATGCTGCCCTCCTATTCGCTCGCCGGATCGCCCGGGCCAGGGCCTTTTCGTATTGGGTGATGAACTCGCTGGTGGCTGCGTCCGCCGCCTGGGTGGCCGCCGGCCTCATGAATGGCCTGGCCGCCATGTTCTCGGTACCGAACTCCAGCAGCCGCCAGTACCAGGTGTCACCGCCCGGGTTCGTCTTGTCGCCGCCTGTCTGGTAGGTCTGGCCAGCACGTCCCGCCCGGACATTGGCCCGGGTGTTGGCGTAGCTACGGGCACCCCCACGGACACCTATGCGGAACATCAGGTTGCCAGTCCGCTTGAAAGTCCGGCCGGACCATCGGACGGCGATGTTCTCGGCAATGTCTTCCTCGGTGGCGGGGTCATCAAGCCGCCTGGCGTTGGCCTGTGCCTGTTTCTGGACAACCTGTGCTGCCTTACGCAGGGCGAACCGGCCGCCCTTGCGCTTCATGTCATAGGTGACCGTGTCCAGGGTGCCCAGCAGGTTGTCCAGGCCGGTCAGCTCAAAGTCGACACCGTCTGCCATAGCTTCGGTACCCAAGGTAGATTCACGCCCCATGGCCGGGGCTGCCCATGAAAACAGACCACATCCGCCCTGGACGGTAGGCCGCGACGGCAATGGACCTTGTAGCTCAACACCCGGCCGGGAAGGAGGTCCTGCCACCGGGCTGGAGTCAGCACTTCCGCCAGGAAGCCCTGGTCACCGATGCCGCCACGGCCACGCTTCCGGGCCATGTGCCCGGCAGGGTCCGCCAGCCATCGCTCCCACACCGCGGCCTTGTCCGCCTCGGCGATGTACATCAGGCCGCTGGCAGGCCGGTCTGGCCAGTAGAAGTCGCTGAGCATGGTGGTCTGGCCCACGGCCTCGAACTCGGCCAGGTCACCGATCACCACAGTGTCCAGGTCGATGTAGAGGAGATCCCCGGGAATAGCGCCGGGCTCAAACAAAGCGAGCTTCGACCACCACTTCGGCCATGGGTGGTGCAGCGGAATGGTATCGACGCCCGGTACCTCGACGTCACTCAGGCATTTCAAACCGGGCACCTGCCGGGCCAGCCACTCGACGTGAGCCGGGGTATATTCGCCACCGGACCGGAGGACACAGATTCGGGTTACCATCAGCCCTTGGTCCACAGCCCAGGGTCAATCCATTCCCGCGCTACGTCTTCGTCGAACGGAACGCCAAGGGCATCGAAAGCCGGTAAGATCCGGCTGAAGTCTCTGGACACGAACTCATCCGGCCAGACGTCGATGGTGTTGGGGATATCGGCCATTCGCTTCCAGGCGACATCCACGGCCTGGGGTCGCATGCTGAAGTTGGCGCGCTCACGGCTATCGATAATGGCTTCGCGCTTGCGGTAGCAGCAAACCACCACCGGCTCGAATTCGCGGAAAAGGGGCCACCACTCAGGGCCAGCCTTTACAGCCCACTGCTCGGGGTTGCCGTAGCGCTGCAGCCACTTTCCCCACCCGTTGGCATTGCGGGGGGAGTGGAAGCCGGCGCCTTTCTGCTTGGTGAACTCGCACTCGAAGAAGCCGCGGGGATTGATCCGGCTGGGCTGCATGCAGGGTCCGAACCATAGGCCATGTTGGGCGAACAGGCCAGCGGTCATGCTGGTGCCGGAGCGGGACGCGCCGGTTATGAAAAGCGGCCGCTTATCCAATGGCCCGACTCCTTTCTGGGGTGAATTTCTGCAGGGCCTGTTCCAGTGGCATCGTCGGCCACTCCTCGATGGCGGTGGCCCGGCTGGCGTTGATGATCTCGCAGTGCTTCAGGCGTCGCGCCAACTGGTCAAAGTGCCGGGGGAAGTTCGGCAGACTGACGCAGTTGCCCAGCCCATCGGGATGATCGCCGTGCCAGTGGCGTTTGCCGCCGGTGTACTGGCAGTCAAAACCCAGCAGGATCATCCGGCGGGCGCCGAAGTACTCCGCCAGCCCGATTGCGCCGGCGCCAGAGTTTCCACCCAGGTTATTGATGATCCGCTGGGCTCCCGGGGCAGAGTTGCGGGCGGTCGTGTACCGCTCCCCTTTGAAGACCTTCGCCACCTCATGGTGGTACATGCGCCACCAGGCGGCGTCCATGGCGTACAAGACATCAGCCCAGGGTGCCAGCTTGAACGTGGTGTTTGTCACCACGGCGCGACGGTGATCAGCAGCGTCTCGCCAGGCCTTTACCCGTTCAACATCCGAGCGATTCAGGGAAGGGCCAGATGCCATGCAGACCACCGTGCAGCCTTCCCACTTACTCGCCGTCATTGACACCCTCGCTGCACGGAATGGTGACGTATTCCAGGCCGCTGTCCGGATCCTGGAGAAATCCTTTCGGGTTGTAGATTCGACCCTTATGGACTATGCGCATGGTCGCCACCAGTCCCTCTCGGTACCGGATGGTGATTCGCGCGGATATCTCGGACTGGTTCGCCTGAGACTGGATGAACTCGCGGACGCTCAGGGGCTCTATCGCGGCTGGGACATTTGCCCACTCCGTCACCCAAGTAGTGACCATGGCGCCAGAGTCCTCGTCCTGCACCTGATCCCGCTTTTGGATGTCCACGCGGTGCCGAAGTCTTCCTGCTGACAGAGCCATTACGCGCAGGCCGGGTCACGGAGTGGATAGAGCAGGGCGACAACGGACCGGGGCAGGTACCCATACCCATAGGTGATCTGGGCGGCGCCACCAATTGGATCCTCGGTCAGGCCCTCGCGGTTCTTGTACATCTCCGCCACCAGAATCAGAGTGGCTGCCTTAACCTCGAACGGCACCTCAGGGTCACCGCTGCTGTCCGTGATCACGTTGCCGGACGAATCGAAGTACGGATCAGCAGAGGATTTCAGGTAATTGACCACCGCGCCGCTGGCCGCATGAATCTTGAGGGTGATATCAGCGTCGTCAGCATCGTGGTCCATCTGCAGATGGTCTTTGGCCTGTTCCAGGGTGACGAGCATGGCCATCAGTATTTGCTCCCGTCCGGCATCATCTTGGTCAGGTCCCTGCCGTCACGACCATCGCGGCCATCCTTGCCCTTCGGGCCTTGCTCGCCCTGCTTACCTTGCCGGCCGTGCTTCACGGCTAGGCGCCAATCGTCGGTGGTGCCAGGCTTCCCGCCGGGGTTGCCCTTCTGAGCGATCCAGAACGATCCGCCAAAGGACACGCCATCCCCTTTCTGGTAGTCGCCGTCCGGCCGGTACACGCCACGATCGATGACCACCGGCATGGAGAACAGCTCCCCGGCGGTGTCACCACTGGAACGCTGGACGTTTACCTTAAGGGTGCGGTCATCGACAGGAGTGACCTCGATGTCTTTCACGCCCTCAACGATGCACTCCCAGCCCCTCATGCCGTGGGTTTTTGAATGGGAACGCCACAGGCCACCGGCGTGGGTGGCGTAGGTGCCGCGTGGGTAGGATTTCTCCGGGTCGATCTCCGGCAGGATGTCGATATCCACCGCATCCCGGCCCGGTTCGCCGTCCTTCGGCATTTCTATCTGCTCCATCGCCCGGGCCACAGCCTCATCGACCATGCGCTGCACGTCCTCAACCGGTACGCTTTCACCGGGCGGCCCCTGGTCACCTGTTTCGCCTTTCTCGCCGGGCTCGCCGTCTTTGCCGGGCTCCCCGTCGGCCCCATCCTTTGGGGCGGGGATTTCCGCCACGGCCTCGGTAACCATCTGTCGAATGACCTCGGGGTCAGCGTCTTTGCCGTCAGCAGGCTTCTCGACCAGCTCCGAGGCCTCACGGGCGATGTCTTCGAGCGAAGGAACCTCGATGGAGTCCATGCGCTTTCCGAGCTCGCGATCACGATCGTCCAGCAGCTGATTGAACTCTTCGCGTAGATCAGAGACCGCCTTCGACACGAAGTCCCTCAGAACCGGTGCCAGCGCTTTGGCCTGGGCCTGCAGATCACTGAGCTTCACTGGACAGCTCCTTTTCCAAGATCATGGCGAACATGCGGGCCTCGTCGTCTGGGTCATCGTCTTCGGGCGGCTCAGGTGACGCCGGAGGTTCGCCCGCGCCGGGATTGAACGGATCTTCCTGGGCATCCCGGCGGGCCAGCGCCTCAAGGCTGTAGTTCTGCTGCTGCAGGTAGACCGTATCGCCACCTTCCAGCGGCTTCAGGTTCATGCGCTTGCGGGCCTCGTTCGGCGCGAAGATGCCACCCTCGACGCCGTCGCGCAGCGTCTTGATTTTGGTGGCCGAATCCATGCGGAACAGGGCGTCCAGATCCAGCTCAATGCGGCTGGATTCCGGGATACCCAGGCCATCCTTCAGGGACAGCTCCATGG